CTGCTAAATCCATGCCCGTTGGGTTCTCGTATCTTAAATCCAGACCTAACTGCTGCAAAACAATGTCATGATCGCCATATGTATCATCGAGTTTCTTTAATAACTCTGGTTGCTCTGCTAAAGGTTTGTACCAATCGAGCAGTTCGTCAGGTTCTACGTCAATGTTGACCTCGTACATGCTGCCAAGATTAGGGCCATATTCCTCAATCTCTTCTAATACCTCCGCAGCTACCCTTCTATATTCATCGTCGTTAGCAGGGTTAGCAGCAAATTCTTTTAAATCTTGAGGTTTCATTTCGTACATGTCCATGCGCCGATAATCCTCATTTAGCTCCGCATCTTTGTACTTACCATACAACCAACTTTCAAACTCTACATCCCGTGCTAATTGATCTCGATACTCTTTCGCCACCCTTTCATTCTCAGCAAAATACAACCCGCGACCATAAGCCTGTGCGCCTTCGCCAGTGCCAATAGACTCAGTGCTGAACCGATCAAAACTGTGCGGCGAGCCGTGGTATGCCTTGATACCCTTTGGGGCCTCAGGCGCGATTCTATTGATTTTTATGTTTTCAGTATCAAATATGCTGTAATTGTAGGCTTCTTCCGCATCAACCATATTTCCGCTTTGAGCGTCTTTGCCTTCGACCCCATGTAGAATGGTATTCTTATATTTAGCGCCTTTTATGCCCCAGTCTGACAGAAGTTTACTTGTTGCTTTATCTTCTCCATCAAACGTGGTTTCTGACATATATTGGTAAAGATCGCCTCCTGTAGAGTTTGTGTCCATTTCGTCGATTTCAGCATAGAAGGCGTCACGAACGGTTTTGCTTTGCTTGTGGATAGGTTCGTCCCATAAAATTAGCTGATCATCATTTGCTATCACTTCAACGTCATACACCTTTCCCTTACTTGACAAAGGTAAGACATTTGCATTTTTCAATGATTTTACCTTATCAACGTAATTACGGGCGAATGCTGAATTGTCGGGCCTATCATTTAGGTATTTGACAGCCTCCTCTAACGCCGAGTCATACCCCTTTTTAATTATTGAATTTGCAGCTCTGTAAATTTGTGAGTTTGGATAAACCATCTCGCCATTCACGCTAATTTTATTGTCTGGCCTTGCATATTCGCTTCCAACTAATTGGTTATTAGATACATGAATTCCATAACCAAAAGCACCGCCACCTTCACCAGTAAGGTAGTGATTTAGGTCAAATTCATTAATGTCATCGACGGGCGAACCGTGGTATGCCTTGATGCTCTTACGGACCTGAGACGCGGCAGGCAAAAATGGCACAACACCAGCAGCACTTAGAATATAGTTTGGAATGTTTCTCGACTCAGGATCGCGCATGTACATGTCAACGTCAGCGGCCAGACCCGTAACATCTCCGACCACAGGAACGGGGCTTGTAATCAACGCAGCAGCGTCTAGCGGGGACATCTGGTCACCAGCACCGTAGCCAATGTTGAGAGGTTCGCCGGTAGAGTATGGACCCCTGTCCATTACTTCAGCGTATCGTTCAGGTTGTTTAGCCGTTAGCAGTTGCTTGGCTAACTCTAACATTGATATCGCCATCAGTAGTCCTGCGGATTGAGATAGAAATGCTTGCCCGGTATCAGCGCGTCTACGCCGCCCGCTCGCATTGTTTTTTTGGTATCCGCTATCCTGTTTAACATTTCCTGTAGCGCCTCTTCCTCTGACAAGCCCACCAAATCATAACCGACCAGATTGTTCATGCGGTCGATGTATTGGGTTCTGGGATCTCTGCCGCGTAGATACTCTTGGCCCTGCTGCAAATACTCTTTGCCCTGCAACATGCCGCGAATGATGGGCGAGTCACCGTACCTGTACGCCAACAGACCGTGATTAATCGCGTTGAACAAGTCACCAGACCGGCCCTCGCTGTCTATGCGTTCACGCTCATCTATCAGCCCTGCGTCAACATTCCTGTTAATAAACTCAGCCGCAACGTTTTGTATGTCTTTTTGCGCGGACCTGTCGATGCCTGCCATCTCACCGGCCTCATCGATAACAGAGTAAATTCCTCTATCAACCCTTTTCGGTATTGATGCGAGGAATTCTTGTATTGGATTAGAAGCCATTTAGGTGTTCCACTGTCCGTACGCTTGTATGTTCTTTAGGTGTTCCACTGTGAATCCGCTTATATGTATTTAAGAGTCTCTGATCATATCTTGTAGCAGCCTCGCGCTCTTGACCGACCGCTCTTCTGACTCAGTCTCAACGCGCAGGTTCTCCTGCTCGATACCCGCCAGTGTCTCTAGCGTTCTGGCCTGCTCTAGATCCGTACTCGCGCCGGTCTCAAGCACCCTAGCCTGCTGCAACTCAGCGTCCGCAATCGTCTTAACAACGTCAGCCCTAGCCTTCGCAGCCTTAGCCGTGGCCTCTTCTGCCGCAGCCTGCAAGAATATCGCGTTGGGATCTGGCTGCTGATTCTGCATCGCCATCATCAACTCTTCCGCTTCCGCTTCTGTGGGCTGAACAACGCCCATCTTCAACAGTTTCTGCCTGAAGTAGTCGCGCACATCAGAGATGCCTTCGCCCTCCATGTTCATCATCGCCATCGCGCCCAATACACTCTGCATTTCTGGGTCCGCAGTAATCTGCATCATGCCGGTCAACGCCCGGACTGTGGCCTGCTTCTTGGTGCTAGAGCTTGGACCAACCTCAACGTCAACGTCAAAGGTAGCCTTCGACAGATCATTCTCCATGATGACCTCGCCCATCTCGCTGATGGCGGGTTGCATCAGGGTGACGCTGTCAACCGTCTCAGTCACGTCGATAATCTTCATCTTGCGCTCATCTTCGACGTAAACGTCCTTCGCCATACTCAGCCAGACCTCACCACAACGGCGCATAGCCTTGCTAAAGTTAGACATGTAAATGAACGTCTGCATATCCAATCTGGTCTGTATCAGCTCGACAGCCTTGCCAGAGATGTTTGAGGCAATCTCTTCGCCACCAGTTTGGTTGCCCATTATCTGCATCATGTCTGTTTCAGTAATCTGCAACAACGCGGCCATAGCCGGTGGGATTTGGGGTGGCTTAGTGTAGCCAACCGGACCAGAAACAGCCTGATTACCGTTCGCGTCAGTGATCGGGTTTACCAACATGTACGGATAGTCTTTCAGGTTGTCCTCAGACCACATGACCTGATGACCGGCTACCTGCTCTGGGGTCAGGATAGGTTTCTCAACGGTACTCAGTGCGGATATTTCTGCGAGCTTACTGATTTGCATGTTCTTCAGGCGCTGCGCGTCCTTAGCCAACCTAACGTGGCCCATGCACCGCTCGATGTTGTCAACGAACCATCGCTTGCCAAATACTGGGATAATCGGGATGCACTTGCCCGCAATGTAGCCGCAGTCTTCGAGAATCTTCGCACCAGACATGATGTACTTGTGCACCATCTTCTTTTTGACGCGCTTCTGCCGGACCTCGACAGTGCCAACAGCCGCGAGCATTTCTTCTAGCGACTCGTCTTCCCTGAAATCGTGCGTAGTGTAACGCTCCTCAGTACCGGCCAAATTCTCAAATATCCTGACGGTCTCGCCAACCTCTTCGACCCGGTAGTATTCGGCAACGTAAACAACGTCAGGCGTTAGCCAATCAAACTCATACTGATGTACAGTCTTCGGCCAACTTGCAGGGTCATCGCCGTACTCTTCCAGATAGCTGTCATAAGTGAGTGAACTAATGACGAAACAGACCTTCGCGTCAGCCTTGTCCTGTCTCTTTGCGTCAAGATCAAACCAGACACTGCTGTCAGCGTCATAGATTGGCTCGATCAGGATCCTCTGGCGCTCGTCTTCGTCGTTCTCGTGATCTTCGTAGTCAGCCCGTAGCCGCCACGCACCAAAACCACCACCGACTGCCTCCTCAAAGGCGTTGTCGTAGGCTTCATTAGCGATAGAATCTTTCTCATCAGCGCGATACAGGCCATCGCAAGTGTCAGCTAACTTGTCGTTTGGCGTACCATCCTTGCTAGTGAAGTCAACAGTAACCCGATTATTGCGGTACTCGTTGATGATTCTCATGACCGAAAGAGCAATCTTGTTTACTTCGAGTCTAGGCTTATTCTCGTACTGATCTAGAAGGTTTCCCTCCCACTGAGCGCCATTGATCGAGTAGAACCGTCGATCCTCTAAACATTGCAGTCGTTCGTCTCTGAGTGCGCTCTGAATTCGGTCGAATTCGCCTAGCGCGTCATTGTGAACGTCCGATAATCTTTGCTCGTTTGTTCTTCTAGCCATAAGAATGTCCTGATTGTCAAGCGTATTATCTACCAACGATTGGCAGTTGGCAACGGCACAAAGTCAGTGACCGGAGTCGATGGGTTCGCCCGGCGCACGCCTTCGCATGCATATCTGAGCGCGTCGATAACGTGATTCTTCTTGTCTTCTAGTATCGGCAGCACCTGATTGGTGGCCGGATCGGTCTTGTAGCTGTACAACATCAGTTCATCAATCGTGTGAACGCAGCGAGGATGCACGATGATATCGTAGGATTTTAGCCACTCGATACCCTCCTCGACGGACTTTGGACCCTTGATGGCGCCCATAATCTTTGGAAACCCGTTCTTCCGCATGTGAGAGATCGTCTCTGGCCGCGCAGAGTCAGCCACAATGGGCCATCGCTCAGAGTCTGGTATCTGCATGAACAGGTCAGGGGTATCAGTGATCTCGCACCCGACCATATACGCTTCATGATCAACGTAGAGGTTCCTGCCGATGATGTGACACCGGACCAACACCGTTGGGTCCACGGCAAAACCCCAATCTGCGCCTAGCCTGAACAGCGCCTCTTCTGGTGCATCAAACTCCTCAATGCACCAATTCCTGAACACTCTGCTCTGGCTGTTCTGCAAGTAAGCGCCTTTCCAGACATGCTGAAACTTGTCGGGGTCGCGGCGCTTGTCGTACTCCATCTCGTCGGATAAAACATCAGGAAACCACGGATTGTCTTCGTAGTTGACCTCAATCACCGCGCTATGCGGTGGTGGATTGTCTCCGCGCAGCAGCCAGTTGACCGGATCGTTCTCGTTTCTGGGGTTCCATGTAAACCATATCTCGCTGTCAGGCTTCCGTATCGTCGGTCTGAGAAGGTCTAGAGATTGCTGACTTAGGCTTTGCGCTTCCTCAACCCACGCCCTGTCGTAGCCC